AAAGCCACCGTCATCTAACTCACGGTGTGAGCTGCGTAAATGTACTAATGGATTCTCAACGCCCGGCCAATGTTGCTCATGTGAGTAAGCATTTGCGTTCATTATGCGACCACGACCCGGCAACGTGATCACGTCTTCTTTGTAAGTTGTCTTGTCGAGACCGGGATCGGTTATATGGCTGTACTTAGTTGTGTCAGAGCCTTCAATACGGCGCTGATTGATGGCCTGAAGCGCCTCGTCCATAGTTGTTGGTGTTCTAGTAGTGCCATACATTGGCAATGGATTACCATCAGGATCAAATGACTCAACAGGAACTTCTAATTTCTTTCTTTCGTTACCAGTATGCTCATAGGTTGCATATGCTGATCGATCGCCTACAGGCTCAATCTGATAACGTCTGCCGCTAGCAGGATCAGTAAAGTCTAAGTTCATTATTGGGTTATCAAACGCTGCTTCATGGTAGCCACGAGCGATAGCAAAATCGTCAATGGAGAACTTCTCACCACGCTGACCCTCTTCAGGCATTCTTGCCTCACCAACCTCTTTGTACTTTGATGCAAGATAGTCTGCTTGACTTGGTCTGCCACCACGACTGACAACCCAGTCTCGATAATCTCTCAAAGCAGGCATCAATACTTCTGGATCGTCGCTTCTTAATGCATCTCTTGTTTTATAAGAATTGGAAAGAGATAGCTTATCTATGCCACCAAAGCCAGTCTCAAACTGAGCTTGCAACGGTGGTAATGACTCAAGAGGTGGATACTTCTCTGTCTCATAGCGAGTCACGCCAATAGGCTCACGGGCCTGGTCCAGGTACTCAGCTATGTCGCGTTGCGTTACAGACCCACCTTGCTCAGCCAGCCAGCGATCGAGGCCAGTATCTTGGATCTCAGCACGCTTAACGCCTGCGTTCATACCCATCAGTGCGCTCTCTACCTGATTAGCCTGCATCTTGCTCTGACGCATGTTCATCACGGCTTCATCGAGTTTAGAGACCGCACCTGTAACAGGGTCAATCGGCGCTTGTTTCTCGCCGCCGATTATTCTCTCCCAGAGAGAATCAATACGAGGTTTAAATACCTTACCGATACCTGACATGACTTATTCCAAATAATAATTACTGGAATTATGCCACCCCTTTCATGCTGCGTCTAATGGGTTCAGCCCATGAGTTAGAGATAGGTGAGTAGCCCACAGCAAAGTATCTGAATGCGTCTGCGCCGTGTGATGCCCAGTCGTGCTTAGGCCGGCCATTCCAAGACTTGTTGTTCTCGTTGTACTCACGGTGATACTGACGTAAGCAATCGATACCACGCTCTACCTTCTCAGCATCAAACCAACACCGTGGAATAATCGATCGTGAGGCCTGTATGCCGTCATCTACGCCGAGCTTTGGTGCAATGGTGATAGGACGTATGCCCAGGTTGTCGAGCGTCTCTATCCGGCTTTTACCAGAGCCTAGTTCTTTAACCTGTACGTCGTGCGGCAGAATGTGCTCGGAATAGATGTATCCCTTTTCCTGCAGTACTCGTGCGTAATGATCGAGTCCAACACCGTTGTTTTCGTAGAAGTCAATGACGCGTATCTCTGCGCCGGCCACTTGGAAGAACCAGATAGACGTTGAGTCTCCAATACCAAGGTCCCAACTTGTGATAACACCCAGACTAGGCTCATAAGGCACAAAGCCAATACGGCCAGAAGACTTAGCATCTCGCATCTCAATCGCATAGTACGCACCCTCGTTATGCGTCAGATAGTCACCCAGCCAGATGTGATCATAGGCCTCAGGGCGCTTCTCTTGGTCCAGTAGGCGCTCTTGATCAAGAACGTCAGGGAACCATGGGTTGTCCATGTAGTTCATCTCGACGATCTTGGCGGTTTCTGGCGGGTCCTGGCGGAAGCGCTTGTGAGTTGCAGATTCTTTTGACTCAGGGTTCCAGGTCACCCAGATCTCAGACTCATGCTCACGCACTGTAGGTATGAGCTTGGACCAGGCGGTGTCAGAGACTGTCTCAGCCTCATCAACCCAGGCCAGCAAGATACGGGCCTTAGACTTGATTGAGTCCAGGTTGCGGCGTAAACCTGCGAACACATACGAGATGCGCCCATCCTTACTACGAATATACTTCTCGCCCACTTCGTAGTAGTCAGCCAGCCAGTCAACCTCGCTGATCGCGGCCTTGATCTCTTCCAGTGACGAATCATCCAGAGAGTTCATGAACTCACGACCACAGAGTATCTGGCCGGTCTTACCTTCCATCCCCCACTGGTAGCCACGAACTGCAGTCATTAGCGCAAACGTGCGCGTCTTGCCTGATCCACGGCCACCATAGGCGCCACGGTAACGTGTCTTACCCTCGAATACAGGTACGAGCTTATTCGGTATCTTCAGCTGAGCTTTCATTGGTGACCCCAACCAACTCGATGACAGTAGGCTTCATAGAGCCGTCTGAGCTTGTAACGTCTTGTGCGACCTTATCTGAATAGTCGTGCTTCGTTAGTACCAGCTTAGTGATAGCGGTGTTGAACTCACCTGTTAAGCCGTTATTCAGCAGCGTGAACTCTTGCTCAGTATTGAGTTCCGCTAATATGTGTAAAAAGTCATCATTATTGTCAGCCCAGTTATAGATAGTCTTCTTTGATACGCCTATAACTTTGGCTAATCCTACAGCTGATGGCATTACATGACCTAGTGTCATCCAGTCGCCAGCAATGTAGTTCTCAGCCTGCTTGATGATCTCTTCAGTAAGCTTTGTTGGTCTACCCATTTTGGGGCTTATCGTCCCCATATTGGGGCTATCTGCTTGTGCCATGTCTCAGCGTCCAAACGTAATGATAGCCCCTAGTTTACCACGTTACTTGACGTTGTAGTAGTACGGACGTGATTCAGTGTTACCACCGAAGATGTCCTGCATCATGCCGTTGTGATCAAAGTCGCCAGTAGTGTTAGCTGAAGCTGAGAAGTTCATGCCGAAAGTAGCAACGCCACGACCAGTAGCATTAGCAGTAGATTTAGACTCAACAGAGCCGTTGTGGTTGGCAGCGCTTGAAGCGTCATCGATGAATGCGAATGACTGAGCTGATGCCAAGATTGCTGCGATAGCGATTACGTTTTTCATGTGTATATCCCTCTTTGTGTATACATTGTAGATACGCATAGTATATTAGAAAACTCTAATACATGCAAGTAAAAAGAACCCCGGTTACTGGTAACTGCTAAACAACCAGGCCGGGGTTAAATCCACATAGGAGCGTGGGAGGTATCAGAGGACATCTGATTTGGTTAGCAACCGTGGTCGAATTCACCTTCAAAGTACAAGTCAGACCAGTTCTTGGCCAGCATGTCTTCAGACCACTCCATAGCTTTATGGAGATAGATTGCAGATAGGATACGACCAAACTCGCAAGGATCTACGATAGCCATATCGTGATCTTCTTTCTTCAGGTCGCAGATAGCGTCAGACATAACGTCATCAGCAAAGTTATCTTCGTAGGTAAGGCGGTGGATCGCTAGATCACGCAAGTCAGCATCGTACTCACTTGAGTCGTAGTAGCTATTCCAGGCATTCTCAGAGCGTTCGTCGTCGTAGTGGTTACTCATCATTCCACCTCAAATCGGTTTGCAACTACAGAAATGTATGTGTGTAGAGACTCAGCGTCATCGCCAAGGCCTTTGTACATTCTAAGTATACCATGCAGTGTCATCTCAGCATCGAGTAAATCGTTAACTGACATGTCAATGCCGTAGACTTTCAATAAAATTTTGTTTTCTTCAGTTTCCATGTTGTGACCTCATGTGGGGCCGAAGCCCCGTTAAATTAGATGTAAAGTTGTGCAGCTGATTCAATGTCGTTGCAAGACCAACCATCTTGAACTGCCTGATACTCTGCAGCATACGCTTTGTAGTACTCTTCTTCAGACTTAGCCCACTCATCTAGCTCGATCTGAGCTTCCTGCCAACGTGCATCTACAAAATAAAACTCTTCATTCCAATCTTGTGTGTTCATTTGTGTGTCCTCTGTTTTGTTGTATTTGGAGTCTTAACTATACCCCATATACTGACAGTGTCAACACTTATTTATGCAATTTCTGCTAATTTATTTTCTATCGATGCCAGGCGATTGATAGCTATCTTGTATCGCTTCTGGTCTGCCCACGGGATGCGTTTGCCGGCCTCTTGCCAAGAAGAGTAGATCCGTAGGAATAGTTCGTCCGACGCTTTCTCTTCCAGCAGCTTCTGTTTGCGCCAGGCACTCCGATCAGGTAGTTCACTTTCCTCGCCAAACAACACGGCAACTGGAAGGCCAACAGCTCCAACAACATCCACGCCTTTTGCACCACACGCAAAGCAATAACAAAGTACCTTTCCATCTCGTTCCTCTTTAATACTCATAGACGGGTTCTTATCACCGTGTACCGGACAGCAAGCCGTCCACTTGCGATTGCCGGTAGATTTAACCTTGTCTAGCTTAGCTAACAGCTCTTCAACCATTCTTCTTGCTCCGTGCCCACTTGATGCGT